GCTTTTGCGTCTCCGATTTGATCCTTTAATTGACCGGCTCTTTTTGCTGCCTCGATAGCCTCTTTTGAAGTAACTCCAAATTTTTCAGATAAGGCGGCAACGTCTGCCTGAGCCTCTCTTAATTGTGAGCGTAAACTTCCAACCCTTTCGTCTGCGTTGCTTTGTATGTTTATATCAATTACTTTCTCAATCGCCATTTTAATATGTCTTTAAATTGTTGTAAATAGTTTTTTTTAAGTTCGTATTTTCCCTTAGCGCTTGCGATTATTTCATTGTGTTCGTATTGCTCAACGTGTTTAAGCATTTCTAAAATGTTTGTTATCATAATTCGTTTAAGAGTTCCATATCACTCTCTCCGGTTGTTAAATTAGTAGTAATTTTATTTATTCTAAATAGACGATCCACAATTTTAAACCTATCGTTTAACTCAAAATTTAAAAGTATTGACAAAGGTAAAATCGCCTTAATTTTTGTAAGTCTGTTTTTAGGATTAAAAACTTGCATAATGTAATCCTGATAGTAATTTAAAAATAAAGTGTCCGTAAAATCATTGCCAAAAGTCCACTCGTTTAATTCAGCCTTAAAATTTATATTTGTCTTACTTACATTTGGATCAAAACTCAAAGAATTTGACGGAGCAATATAAGACGTGATTTGTTCGTGGCTTGAAGTCGTAGGTCTCCATGACATATTCGCAACTCCGGTAACTAATATAGGATAAAATAAAAGAGGCTTTCCTAAGGCTGCCTCGTAGTTTCCAGTCGCAGCATTAAAGTTGTCCGTTGCCGAATATCCCCATTGAATATCTAGTGGAGTTGTTGGCGCATTGACATCAAAAATTCTCTCATATTTAAAGTGAGAAAACGGAAGAGTTACCTTATAAATCCCTCCGTCAATATCCGGCAATTCATTATAAATTTCCTTAGCCCAATCGTAGTTAAATTGCTGAGAATGTTTTAACGCTAGTAAAGTCTTTGTGTCTTCGTAGCCAAACTCAATTTGTTTAAATGGTAATGCAACGTTAACGGTATTGCTATCGACTTTTATATGTGGCGTAATATCGTAAACGTTTGAGGTTGCATAAAAATCATTTAAGGTTTTTACAATTACAATTCCATTTTCAACGTAAGCCGTCAAATTAAACATTCTAAAAATACCACTTAAAAAATCAATTACTTTTATCTCCGGAATTTGCTGAGCAATATCGAAAACAAAAGTGGCGTTTGTGTTAAATAAAGTTGTACTAAAAACGTCAAATGTTAACGGAATACCTGGATCGGTATAATCAAAATATCCAAGTTGTAAAGTAATATCGTCGATAGTAATTACAGGTTGACTTTGAATAAAAAATGTAAAATTATTATTATTATCAAAATAAACGGAAGTAATATCTAGCGTTTGACTTCCATTTAACGTATTGCTTTGAAAAACTAAAACTCCATTTCTTAAAATACTAATTTTATAATCACTTGTTGACGTGGTTGTTATTGCAATACTATTTGAGGCTCCGTCGTAATCTGAATTAACAAATAAATTGCTAGAAGTTGTAAAAGCTCCGTGATTTCCGCTAACTACATTCCACGAATTTATTAACTCGGGAGGGAAAATTCCAGCGTCAACTCCTTGCACTCCTCCTTTGGCTCTATGCAACCACATAAATAAATTATAGTAATCTAAATTTGCACTATCAAAAAAATCATTACTAAAAACCAATCCGTATTGCGTTCCGATAGCCTGGATTATTGCATCCAAACGAATAGCATATTTTAAATCATTCCACAAAAGTCCGTGTTCGTGTGTGCCTCCACTTTGATAATATAAATTCGTATCGTTTTCGCTATGTCCTGAGCTACTATCAAAATAATATCGGTTTGTGTGCGAGATAAAAGGCGCAATTACGTCCGTTGTAGTCGGATCAATTTGGAATTTTGTCTTAACTGTAGTGTTATTATACGTCAAATTATAACTAGACAAAGGCAAAGCGTTCAATTTATCCTCTCCGATTACGTCTTTTAGGTTAATTGTGTCACCATAATACGTCACTCGATAGGAATAAGGCTGGTTATTTTTCATGTCAACCCCCTCTAATTTCACCTTTCCGCTATTAAATCGGTTGCTATCAATCTCAATATAGGCGTCAATCTTTACTCTCGCATCAAATCCTCCGTCAATATCATAATTATAATAGTGTTTGAATAGTCTATTGTTTTCGTCACTCGCAGGAAGTGAAAATGTCTTGGTAAAATTTGTAAAAATTAGACTAATATCCTGGACGTCTTGGATAACTTGAGTAATTGAGATAGTCTCATCGTTAAATAAGTCGCTCCTTTGGTATTTATTTAAGTCATTATTTTTTAAAAATAAAGCTAAGTTTAAAATCATACCACGTCGTTAATTAAATTAAAATTATATTCAAACTCCATTGTATAATTTATCATTCTATTTTTTAACTTGGTTTTTAATTCAGAGCTTTGAGTTTTAAGGTTGACCGGTTTTTGATCTAGTAAAATTGTCTCGCTTAAAAGTAAGTCAGTAATTAATTCGCTATAATTCTCGTCAACCCAACCAGTATTTAAAGTAACGTTTTGAGTTCCTCTAATATTAAATGATTTGCTCTGCCCTCTTAATGGATTATAATTAACTTCGTTAGGCATCAATTTATATTCGTCACTTTTAGCCGTTACGCTATTGGTCTGAGCTTTGTAAAATGTTAACGTCTGCCAACCTCCGTGACGATTAATAAAATCACAAAGTACCGGCGTATATTTTGGCTCGCATATTGGATAGGTATTAAATTGATTTGAAATTAAACTTCCTCCGTCTGGGGTAAAATTGATTACTACATTGCATCCGTCTATAAAATTCCCGTCAACTTTTGCCAAACTAATTGGAATTTTAAATAAATAAACTCCACTTAATGAGTCGTATTGGAATGAGCTTGGATTACTTCCATTAATATTGTAGTAAGTAATATCTAGTAAATCGTCGTTGTCTTGAAAATCAAATAACACATTCAAATATTGGATTGTATCCGGAGAGTACGAACTTTCAATTTGATAATTATTTTTTATATCCGAATTAAATAACGGCATTACTCTCGTTTCCGTTGGAACTTGCAATCCGTCCATATAATTCGTGAAACCATTAACACCAATATACTGAGTTGTATCGAGTAAAGTGTAAACTCCAGCATTATCCCAATATCGTTTCACTTTAAATATAGCCCAATTTTCGTTAGTGTCTTGAGCAATTGTATCGACGTAAACCGGTGCAATGTTATCGATATATTCCTTAACAAAATTCGCCACGTTGTAACTCGTATGTCTTTGCGCTGTCGTTGGTATTGGCTTGCTTAATGTATATGTCGGAGTTGCTGGCTCTGCGTCTCCAAAATTCCAAATAAATATCTCAATCTTTGATCCTAACTGAGTAGCCTCATCGATTTCAATTATAAACGGACTTCTTACTTTTACTACTTTCATTTATAAATTATCTTTTAAAGTAAATTTTAAAAACGACTCCAAATCTAAGCCGTATTTTTCAACTATATTATTATCAAAATCTTTGTATTGTATATCAAAGGCATTCCTAAAAAATCTCGTCTCGTATGTTCCGGTCCTATTTATCGAGTTTGTTATAGACGTCACCATCATTTTACGATTTGCAAATTGACCTCCAGCGCCTCGCACCCCTTGAATGCCTTTGCGAATTACCCATTTATCAATCGCCCCCCTTGAGGCAGCTGCTTTATATGGAGAGTTGGGAGCTTTTGAACTTGACTCACTTCCTTTCGTTCCAAAGTCTAACTCCTTCCAATAACTCTCAGCGTAAAAATCAAAAGCGATTGAATTTTTACTCTCTTTGGCTTTGTAATCTAACGACTTCGATAATTGACCGGATGCATTATGCGTTCCAAATCGTCCTCCGGTTTTTAAATTCATTCTCGCCCTATCGACTACCGATTGCCCGAACTCGTTTAACGCTTGCTGTACGTTTTTAGTCTCCATTACAGCAAACACTAAAATCGTTATTCGGTACGCTTATTTCAATATCGCACTTCCAACCGTCTAAGGCATTTGTAAACGCTAATAAAATCGGTTGCAAAGTCGGATCGTTTTGCAATTCAATATCCTGGTCGTTTCTTTGCAATCTCATTTGAGTAATCATAAAATTTAAAATGGCGTGACACGTATTTAAATTATCGAGTTCGTTGTCGTTCCCGAGAAATTTATCGTTTGCGTTTATCTTTGACATATTACGAATATCTACGACAGCCACCTCAAAAGTAAAATTGACAACTCCGTTACTGATTGAAGAGCTGAGTATATTAATATGAGCAAGCGGAAAAATATTTTTCTTAACATTGTCGATTATGTCTGTGCCGTGAGTTATGGTATTTAAAAGCGGTGCGCTTTCCAACGTACTTTTAATATATTCAATTGCCTGATAAAATGCTCTCATTTTTTAAAGTGATTTTTAATTTGTTTTGCCTCCTCTTTGCTTTCGTCGATTAAGTAAGATAATAACGTGAGTGATTCGTGAAGAGGCTCGTTTCCAACGTCTCGAGGCTTGACTCCAAGTTCTCTTGAAAGTCTAACAAAAGATTGATACCAACCCCATCGCTCTCCAAAACCTCCTCGAGATATTTCCCCTCCCTCATCGCCTTGCTCTCCAAATGCGATAGGATATTGCTCAATAATTCTTTGCTTAAATTCCAAAAAAAAAGAATAGATCCGATAACAACGTCCATTCTAACGTCGTTAAATAACTCCGCTTTGCTTTCGTCTCCGTCGTAGTCTTCAATTGTATAAAATGGATAAATCTTTTTTGTTATTGGTCGATACATTACCGACATTAATAAACTTAAATTCTCATCCGTACCGAGTAACGAGTCAATCGTTGCGTGTTCTCCTAGTGTCATCTTATCAAAGTTCGGAATAAACCCGTACTCAACGCCGTTCATTTTAAACGTTTTAACTCTCTCGGGTTTCTGGTCCAATACCTTAGCTAATAATTCTATAATCTCAGCAAAGTCGTTAACAGGTAATCTCATAACATCGGCCACGCTTAGGTTACAAAATATCGCAACCATTTGAATGCAAACAAACGTCTCATCGTCCTGGTTTTCTTTTACTACTTTTAAATATCTCAGATATTGAGATAGTTTTATGTCCTTTAAATCCGTTGGAATTATAACTCTCATATATATATAACTTAAAAATGTTGTTTTGTTTATAAATTTTATTTTGGTTGTACGTTATTACGTACAAATTTTAACTTTATGCACGTAATAAGCTACGTAATTATTAAGCGTCTCGATTTGTTTATTGCCAGGCTCATCATTGCGAAGTAGCGAAGAGCGTCAATTGCGTGATTATATTCGTCGATAGGTCGATTAAGTTTCTTGCCGGTTTTGTCAACGTCCCAGCTGTAACTCCTCAACTCTTTTATTAGGTTGGTGCTTGACTTAGTGACTAGGATTTCCTTTTGCTGCAATACCGATATTCCGTAATTGATTGAGTCTGCACCTTTGACAACTGGTTTAATATTGTAGCCAGCGCGTCTTATCTCCTCAATTGACTTTGGCTCGGCTGAGTCTGCCCAAATTGGCGCCGTTTGTTCCTGAGTCATCAATCGAATTATATCGGAGTTTAAAAGTGAGGTGCTATAAATCAATTCGTCAACTATTATTTTACCATTGTAATCGTAGACAGCAATGTGAGCGGTTGGATCATTCGAGTAACCAAAATCGAGTCCGCTGCCTAAGAATTTCGCCTCCGTTGGAATGGTATCGATTTGCTCCCAATTTTGGAATATTACTCCCTCAAGTGAACCGAGTTGTCCAAGTCCGTAAACGTTCCACCAATTCGCCCAATAAGTTGAGGTGAGCGCTTTGTCTTTTGCTTTCTCAATCTCTCGAACGATTGCCGGATCGAGTGCCTCGTTATCTTTGTACGTCAATACGACAAAGTCTGAGTCCGGATCGTTTAATAGTTCCGTTTGCACCCAAAACTCATTTGTTGGGTTGTAGTCAAGGTATATAAATTTCTTAGTTCGGATTGCTAATTGCTGATAACTTTCAAAGTCGATATTGTTACACTCGTTAATAAATAGAATGTCCCTCCTGGCCCCTCTTAGCTTGTCTGGTTGGTCGACGCTAAAAAATTCAATATAGGAATTATTAGAGAATGTATATTTTAATGAGGACCTATTGAAGTTGTTATCTCTCCAATTGTCAGTCATTAACATAATCTTTTGAAAGTCTTTTAAAGCCCCACGTTTCAAATGAGGGATTGACTCACTAACTATTGATATCTCCGAAAATGGATTTTCAATAGCGTAAGTAATAAGTAAGGGCAATATCGAAAACGTTTTGGAGCTTGACGTTCCACCTTGCACAATCCTAACTCGTTTTCTTAGTTTGGCAATTTTACTCTGAGCCGTCGTTTTCTGGAACATCTAAGTCTAAGGAATTAAAAATCGGTTTCTCTATGCTTATATGTTGATCAATTGTTTGTTTTGGCATTCCAAAGAAGTATTTAAACCACAATTCAATCGCCCATTTCTCTCCAGCTTGCATCGCTGCCTCGAGTTGTAATATCGCCTCCGGTAAAAAAGGTTTTAATCTCTCGTAAGTGTCTTGCATTTCGGACTTAGTCATCAATCTTTTATCGTCTGGTCTTACCGCTTTGGTTGAATTTCCTCCGTTAAATTTCCTTTTATCCATTTTTCAATCCAAAACAATTAATTGATTTGAGCGTTTCCATTATATCTCCCTAAAATTACTTCGTTATCCTTTAAAAACATCGAAGTAAACATTTTAAACCCCTTATAAGACTTCGTTTTTAATAACTTAAATAAGTTGTCCGGCATCCAAATTTCGTTCGCTGAGAGGTCTGTGGGTGCGTTTTCAATTACAGCGTCAAGGAATAAATAAAATTCCTCTTGCTGTTGTTTTTTCGTTGATTTTGTCGACTTGCTCTTTGTTGTTGTCATAGTGTTCCCTAATTTTATACTTTTGTACAAACGACCATTTATCACGTCCATTTGTAAAGTATATTTTATCAATTCCTAACTCTTTTGCGGTACTAAATAAATCGGTATTGTCTCCGTCTTTTTCTCTAGCTGTTAAAATTCTAACGTCTTTACCCTCAGATATAAACTTTGAGGCAAGGTCTTTGCCTTTTTTAGTTGAAAGCGTTCCGTCATAATCAAAACTAATCGGCATACGAGTAGAGTTTAAATAAATCTTTTATAATCGTTTCGTGAACTTTCGAGCAATTCGGACAATTAGAATTGTCGATGCCAAAATAGTATAAATATAAACCATTTAAATAATTTACGTCTTCAAAAATTAACTCAGTACGTTTTCCCTCGATTACTCTTTGACCTTTTGCCTCTAAAAATAGAGTAAAATGTTCTTTGTCAATAGGAGTCATTTCAGACTTAACCTTTTTAAAGTTAAAAAGTCTGTTTAAAGAGAATTGTCTCTCCTTACAATCTAAGCAAGGCTCAATCCCAACCGCTGAGGTTAAATTAGCGACAACGTCTCCAAGTCCTTGAATTTCTTTTTTAATCCTTTTTTTTGCCATT